GCCGTAGTTATCTTGAAGATCCTTGCGCTTTCCTTCTTTACCTAGTCTATCTTTGTGACCAGTGCTGTGTGCAAGCTCGTGAATCAAAGTTTCAAAAATATCTTTTGGATCTGTAAACTGCTCTCTTAGAGGCATGTAGATTTTGTCTTCAGTAGGTGTGTAGTAAGCACCGTCTTGAGCTCTGTAAGTAATCTCTGGCTTATCCTTGTAAGCATCTAGAACTATCTGTTCTGCTTCGGTTACTGGAACAGGGTCTCTAGTAACCAGTGGTGGCAAGCTAATTCCTTCTGCTTGCTCGACGTTAAATACTGGAATGAACTTAGGTGGTGTCCAGTAGAACTGTTTTTCAACAGTACCATCAGGTTGAGTTACATCTCTAAATCGTGGTGTCCAGTGGATGATGAAAGTTGCTTTCTCACCCTTCTTAATATTTCCACCAAGCTTTTCTGCTTGCTTGTATGTCAACCATCGGTTATCAGTCCAGTTGTTCTTTGTTGCAGCAGCCCAGAGGGTGAGAATGTTTGTTCCACGGTATGGCTTGCCTGTGCTTACGCTAGTTGGCAAGAATCCACCACCAGTCCAAGGCTTGCGCCAAGGAGGTGTTCCCTTTTCAATCATTTCGATGATTGCATCGGCAATTGCTTCTGTCTTCTCATCAAGTTTACGAGCAGTCTTTTCAGAATCCTTAACAGCTTCTTCAGCAGTTACTGGGTCGATATCTTTTCCGACCTTCATTCCAAGAAGAGCTTCAACTGGATCTAAGTTTGCAGATTCGTCTGCTTCTGAAGTTACATCTGTAATCCAAGCAAGAGATCCAAGTTCAACAGCTTCCTCAGCACGAGTTACAGCAACGTATGAAAGACGCATTTCTTCTGGAGCTGGAAGCTTCATAGAACCATCTTCTTCACTAAGCTCTGGACCCTTAAAGTCGTCAAATATTCTTACACGCTTCCACTGCTTGCCCTTTGCTTTGTGAGCAGTGATAATTTCTACTTCGATTGGCTTTTCTGGCTTGTAGCCACTTGCGGCTCTCTTAATCTTGTTAATTAAAGGTAGAAGCTCTTGCTTGTTATCAAGCTTCTTTGAATATGTAAATTGTTCAGGGTTGTATTCAAAACCTGCTCCTCTAAGAAGAGTCGAGTAATCTCCTCCATTTTTAATGGTCATTACGCCATTGTCTACAGAGTACTCAACATCAACAGGGAACTGTCTTCCACCCTTGCTAATAGTCTTGTATCCAAGAACTCCCTTAGACCCATCCTTGAGATCATCGAGTGTTACAGGTACATATGGAGCGGTTGGCTCTGGCTTATTAGTAATCTTTTCGATTCGTGAGAGGACATCCTTAATGTCTTGAGGAGATTTATCTCTCAAAATGTTAACCATGTATGCCGCAGATCCTAAAGACTCTCCCTTTTGTACAGCGGAGATTACTTCTGCCCATGTGTTGAAGCTAGCTAAATCTTTATGTGCTCTTCTAACTCCTGGAGATACTCCACCAGCACGACCTGCACGCATCAACCATTCGATATCTTTGATAAGAGATTCATAGTCATTAAATGTCTTCTCATCAATACCAACAACTTTATTCTTTTCTAGCATCTCAAGCATTGCTGAGATACCACCACCATTTGTTCTGGTGATGATTACTGTTGGATCTTCCATGACATCGAGGATTTCTCCATCTTTGCCTGGTAAACCTTTGACACGATACTTAGATTCTAGCTTTGTAAGGAATCTATTTGCCATACCAGCGATCTTCTCGCCAAAGCGGAAGGTTTCTGTAATAGGCAAGTCATAATCTGCTACAACGTTGTCTAGCTCGTCGATAGCACCACGGAAACCGTAGATTGCTTGGTTGCTATCTCCAACATAAATAACTTGAACATCTTTCTGATCACGCATAACTTTAGCCATAACAGGGTTAATATCCTGAGCTTCGTCATACATAACAACATTGACATCTCTTGTTACTGGCTTACCCTTTGAGTCTGGACCGATGAGTCCCTTAGAGAAATCTGGCTTAGATAGAGCCCATGCTTTTGTTAAGTCGCTAGGTGATGTGTAAAGCTTTCCTGTAGGACTTGAAAGATCGTCCCACCACTTGTTTGCATACTCGATAAAAGCAGCTGGAACTTCATCTAAATTCATTCCAGCAAAATGCTTTACTGTGACTTTGTCGTCATCTGAAGCTGTGAACTTATCAAGAGCATCTCTAAGAATTTTAGGGATATCTCTTGTTGAAAGGTTTTGCTCTGTTCCCTTTACTTTTACTGGTGTAGGAACTATCCCTAGGTGCTTAGAAATGTCTGGACCGTTAAGAATGAACTCTGCTTTTCTTGCTTTATCTCTAAGAGCTGGATTGACGTTCCAATAACCGATTGAGTCAGCAGTTCTTGGATCTGTGTTGTCTGGGAACTCTTTAGAAGCTTCAACCTGAACAGACTTGTTAAATACGATGTATGTAATCTTCTTATCTGGCTTTTCTGCTTTAAGACGCTTTGCAGCAAGCTTGAGAGTTGATGTCTTTCCAGTTCCAGCCAAAGCACGAACAACGACATTCTTACCAGTCATAACTGCATCAATAACTGAGCGCTGTTCTGATGTTGGATTGATGCTTGCAATTCTGCTGTAATCAAATACATCTTCATCTGTACCGAGAACGCTTGGAGTTGGCTCTTCGTCATCTTCTTCTGGCATAACTGCCATAGCTTGTAGCCCAACGATAGGGCTTGTGTAAGTATCTAGAGCGTTCTTGAGATCGATGGAGGATGTGTTCTTTTGGTTCTCTCCAGACCAAGTAATAGTTCCATCTGGCTTTATTGTTGCAAGATGTTCTTTTCTTAAAATGTATTCTGGAGTTGCCTTGAAAACAAGGATGTCATCTGGGCTAGAGATGTTCATCATCTCTGCATAACTTGCAAGCTCTCTTCCGTTTGGCTTATCAAAACCAAAGGTTACATTCATAGGTTCGCCAGTTTTTAGGCTTGGCATAAAGCTTTCTGTTGAAACCTTAGCTGGAAGATTTTCCTTGATAGCACCTACAACCTCTGGAGATGTAGAGACAAAGTTTAATTCTTCAGCAAGCTTGTTACGCTCTGCTTCTTTATCTTTCCAAGTCTTTGCAAGCTCTTCAGGGTTTGGAAGATTTTCTGGAGCATCTACACCTTCAGGAACAGGCTTAGATTGGATGTTCTTGATTGTGTCTACAACATCTTGAACTGTCTTTGTAGATGTCTTATCAGCTGGGCGTAGGATGTCACCAGCGTTAATAACTCTTGGTGTGTAACCATCTGTTGCAGCATCGATGATTGACAAGCTGTCGCTTGCTACAGGTCCCTTAGAACCATCATCATATTTAATCTTTGCATAGTTGGAGTATCCAGCCTTGCCATATGTATCAAATAGATTTACTACGCGGCCAGTCTTTTTGTTCTTAACATTAATAACTCTATCGCCCTTAGCAAGCTGTACACCTTCTCTGGTGAGATGCTCTGAGGTCTTTTCTCTATCTGCACCAAGTACTTGATCCTTGATGCTTTCATCAATGTTTGCACCCTTGACAGCTTCTTTAATAGTTTCTTCAGACTTTGCACCAGATGTGATTTCATCGACGGCATCAGCAGCAACTGTCTTTACTTGGTCATCGGTTAGCTCTTCGCCCTTCACTGGAGCTACAGGCTCAATAACTACTGGAGTTTCATCAACTGGATCTGGCTTGATGGAATCGACATTGATCTGAGCGCTGCTCTTATCTCTGTTTCCATTAGGTCTAAAGATTCCGCCTTCAAGTCTTCCATTCAAGAAGAACCCTGTTCCACCATCTTCTCTTACAGAGTCTCTGTTTTCTAAGACAACGCCATCTTCAATATCTGCACGGAATACTTTGACTGCATTTGCTGGATCTGACTCATCGTCTGCAAAAGCAACTACCTCTTGATAATTTCCATTCTTGCCAACAATAAAGTCACCAAGCTTGAGATCCTTAATTCTTGCGTTATCTATAAATGTTGTGTTCTCTGGATCTTCAACCCAGTCCTTGTTAATTACTTCATCAGAGAATGCTGACTTATAAACTTTAGGAGTTACAACAGTCTCTTCACCATCAACAACTACAACCTTTTCATCGCCAACAGCGTTGATTTCTCCGACAGCTGCATCAATATCTGTAGTCTTACCAGATAGGAGTCGATCTGCTTGGATTGCAGCAATATCTTTAGCTCTCTGGTCACGGGACTTAATCCACTTGTCATATCCAGCGTCATACTTCTTGGTTGCTCCTGTTGTCTTAAAGTCTCCAGCTTGTACCTGAGACATAAGAGCACGAAGGACCTTCTCGGTTACATCGATATCAAATGCTGCATCGTGGAATCCACCTGGCGCATCTGTAGAAACACCAAGGCGCTGTGCCAAAGCCTTTAATGCATTAGAAGGAGCTACAAAACGCTTCTTCTCTTCTGAGTACTTCCAGTCAGCTCCATTGATTGTTACAACATCACCATCAGCAGGATTTTCTGGGAATTCAACTGACTTCTGGTCTTTAGCTTGTAGAGCCTTAGCAATTGCTAGTGTGTCTACTGTTCCACCCATTGAGAAGTCAAGGCCAAGCTTTTCTGCCCAACGTTCGAGCAAGTTAATATCAAATGTGTTGTTCTGACCAACAAGGATTGGTTTTTCTCCAAAGAAATCAAGGAGTTTTTGCAGCTGCTCTTTAACATCAGGTTGTGTAGCTAGCCATTCATCTGTGATTGGGTTGCCTTCAGAATCTCTTAAGCGATCAGCTTTAAGAACTCTATTTCCTTCTGCATCTGTTTCATAGTAGTAAGTTGAAAGAGGTTCACCTGGGTTAATGAAAAGATTTAGCTCTTCTACCTTTTCTCCATTGACATACTTTGATGCTGCAACTTGTATAGGAGCATCTGGGTTAAGTGAGTTAGCTACATCTTTTCCAATTGTCTCGAAGTCGAAGACAATGAAGCCCTTCTCATCGAGAGCCTTCATAACTTCAGAGCCATCGCCAAGAGCTAGGAGCTCTTCAGCAGATCCGTAGAATGCTGGAAGATTTGGCTTAGACTCTAGAGGAGTCACTCCCTTAAATGCATCTGTTGTAGCAAATACTGGTGAGTAACCCTTATCTGCTTCAGCAATCTTTTCTTTGCGAGCCTTCTCGAGCTCTGCATAGTTTGGAAGAGTTTTATCTGGACGATCTAGAGGTTCTTTATCTCCAGCTGCAGGAAGATTTGTCTCACCACGAATTACTTCAATGTTAGTTCCAGAACGCCATTCTTTAGTTTGTGTCTGATGTCCAACATAATGTCCTTCAATAGTTGTTACACCATCTTTGCTTCCTACAACATTAGTTACAACAAAGAATTCCTTGAGACCATCTTTGTCTCTTCTAAATGCAATGTCTCCAACTTTAACCTCAGATGCTGCAACATTATCTGTATAAAGAGGATTTTTAGGAGTTGTTGGTGAACCTGACTTCGATTCGTCGTTTTCTGCAGTAACTTCTGGAGCTTGCCAGAGTGCCTTACGACGAGCAAGTTCTTCGTCATATGCTTTGTAATCTTCTAAGAATTTATCTGCAAGAGCTTTATCCTTTGGCGCCCATAGAGTGCGATCCTTGTATTTAACCTTTGTCTGGTTTGGATATGCAAAATCTCCATAATCTTCAGCTTTAGGCTGATTAAGTTCTGGAAGATCTCCCTTTGCAGGAGGAGTTGCTCCACGATAAACCTCTGGTGCATAGTTGTCTGACCAAAGCTTGCTGGACTGTTCTACAGAACCTGGATAGTAACCAGTTACTCTGTATGAAGGAACTTCTTGAACTTTTCCGTCAACACGAACTGGCTTTGTTCCTTCCTGTTCAATCTTGGTAATTGTGAAAGAGTCATCGACCTTTACATCGCCTGGTTGTAGTTCAGAAGTTCTTATATTAAGTTTCTTTACAAGAGAAGATGCAGGAGTTGATTCAGTTTCTGGGGTTGTAGTTTCTTCTACTAAATCAGCGTTGCGTACAACCTCATTACTCTTCCTATAATCATTAAGATCAAGACTTCCGTTATATGTACTTACAAATTCTCTTGTTCCGTCTTCATATGTGTAGATATATTCTTCAATAGTATATTTTCTGTCTCTGCCAGGCTGTGGATCTCTTCTTGTACGCTCTAGTTTTACAATGCGCTTCCAAGTGCCATCAGGTTGCTTTACCCAGTCGCCTTCTTTCTTCTTGTGAAGAGATACGAAGTCTTCAACTACTCCAGTACCAGGAGCGTTTTCATCGTAGCCAGGAATTTCTTTAATCTCGTAACCATCTGCTGGATTAAGAGTTACTTTCTGTCTCCATGGGTTCCCACCGATCTGACCACTTGATTGATCCCAAGTGCCATCTTCTCTCTTTTTATACTCTATTCCTCGAGCAGTATCAACAACAACTGTTCCAGCAGGTAGGTAATCAAGATTATCGCCGTCCTGAGTTTTACCTCCAGGAACAAGTCTTCTTACTTTCTTAGGAGCTTCCGCTGGTTTTTCAGCTGCAGGTGCTTCAGCAGGAGTTGGAGAAGCTTCTCCCTTCTTGCCACGAATATATTCTTCAATGAGGCTATCTTCATATGCCTTACGACGAGCTTTCTTTGCCTCTGCAATAATCTTTGCACGATCAGATGCGACTCTTTCTGACTCTATTCGAGCATCAATCTCGTCATAATAAAGATTGAGAATGTCAATCATGTCCTGATCAGAAAGTTCGTTGAGCTTACTTTCATAATCTTTCATAGCATCTCTGATGTATGGAGACTCGTTCTTTCTAAAACCAGCTCCCCACTTGAACCACATTAATTTAGCAATCATATCCTTGCGAGAACCGAAGATTGGAGCTGCTGGATCAGTCTTCTCTTTTGCCTTGTCAATTAGTTCATCAATAGTTGGAGTTTCTTCTGAGCCAAGAACTTCGTCAATTACTTGATTTTCTGGAGATTTAGTAGATGATAATGGCTCTCCAAGAACAATTGAGTCAATTCTACGAGTCAACTCATCATAAGCATCACGAAGAGCTTGCTTTTCTTCTGAAGTTGTCTCTTCAGCAAGATCAGCTTCATCAATAGCGTCTTGAACTTTACGACGCTCTGAAACAAGGTCTTTAAGAACTTTTTTACTGTTATCATCAAAAACAATATTGTCTGATCCCTCATCAGTCAGCGCACCAAGTTCTTCAAGAAGACGATCATTTTCTTCAAGTGCTTCATAGATGTCTGTTGGATTTGCTTCAGGTAAGGCTTTTAGTATTTGTTCCAGTGCTTCGCCAAGTTCCTTACGTTCTTTAAGAAGCTCTTTAATTCTTGCTTCTTTTTCTTCTGGAGACATTTCTGATACATCTTTTGTTTCAGGCTTTTCAGAAATTGGAGCTTCTTCTGTAATTTCAGGTGTTTGAGCTGGCTTTTCTTCTTCCTTTGGTCCAGCTTTGATATCTTCAATTTCTTTTTTAATCTTTTCAATTCTTTTAGCCATGCGGTCTTTTACAGAAGGCTTGACATCATCTTGCTTGATAAGTCTTTCAACCATCTCAAGCTCGTTTTCTAGATCTGCAATCTGTCGTTCTTCTCTGCTTGGAGACGGTGCAGGAGCTTCTTCTACTGGTTTCTCTGCAGATGGAGCATCGATGTCAATTGCTTCTTCACCAGCACGAGGTTGTAGGTCGATTCCAAAGCGATCACGAAGTTCACGAGCAAATGCTTTGAACTCTTCGTCATCTTGTAATTTTGTCTGAGCCTTTACATTGATAACCTTGCCGTCACGCTCTACAGTGTCTGACCACTCAAAACCATTTTCTGCAAGGAAGTCTGCAACTTCTTTATCTCGGAATGGTGCGCCTTTACCAGCACGAAGCAGTGTGCGCTTTCCAGCACGCTTATAAGTTACTTGCTTCTTTACAGGCTCTTCAGGAGTTGGAGCTTCTGCTTCTGGAGTTTCTGGCTTAGCTGCCTTTTTTGGCTTTGCAATTTTCTTTACAGCTGCGTTTGCATCTTTACCACGAAGTGCGATTGCATCTCGTAGAGATTCTGCAGAAACTGGGACATCTACTGGTTCGCCGTTTTCATCAGCGCCTGGAATATTGGCAGTGCCATCACCTTCCATAGCTTCTTTAAGTTTTTCATTAAGAAGTGTGTTTGGAGCAACGCTGCGAGGAGCTGCTGCAATCTCCATAGCTTCTGAGCGATCTTTTTCTGAAGATACGCCTGGTTTGTACATTCCTTCTGGAACTTCAACATCTTCGTTCTTTGGAATGTATTTGCTGTAATCCTTTGAGTCAAAGATCGACTGCTTCTCTTCATCAGAAAGACCTTTAAATGCAGGAACACTGTCAAGATCATCAACAGTCATTCCAGTTTCTTCTTCTGGAGTTGCCTCTACCTCTGCTTCTGGCTCAGTGATTTCTGGTTCAGGAGCTGTTTCTGGTTCTGTCTCAACAACTTCATCAAACTTCTCTTCAAGATCTGCTGGCTTGGCTGCTTCTTCAACCTTCTTACCAGTGCGAGCTTCCATAAGAGCATCTTCATTTTTGCTGTTTCCAGCAATCTTGTCATAAGCTTTTGCAAGAGCCATTTCTGGATCTTGCCCTTGTGCGTCAAGTGCAGCTGCAATTGCTTCTGAACTAACATCTTCTGTTCTTCCATCTGGAAGATCTACTGGAGCAAAACCTGTTGCTCTATCAGTTGCACTTACTGGTTCTACAGAACGGAAAAGAGCATCTTCTAGGTCTGGTGTATCAACGCCAGCAAGAAAATCTGGGTCATCAAAATCAAACTCTGGTGTGTACTCTGCAGTTGGATCAAATTTATATGCACGATCTGGAACTGTGAATGGGAAGCCTTCACCTTCTTTTGCTTCTGGCTTCTCTGTTCTCTTCTTACCGTCAAAAATTTTGTCTGCTTGATCTAGAAGCGGAGTTGTGTCATCTGAAGTTCTAGGCTCAGGGCGTGTGTAGTCACGACCTTCTTCTTCATCAAGATCTGGTTCATCTTGCATGATTTCGTTGTTTACATCTTTCCATTTCTGGGCAAATGCAAAATTAGTCTTCTGACCACGGCGAGCAACTGCAAAAACTGGTTCTTCTGGATTCCAGAACTGACGACCTGTATCTGGATCTGTCTCTCCAGTCTTTAGTTGTTTTGGAGCTGGCTTATCTAACTCTGCTGCACGCTTGATTGATTCATCAAGCAAAGGCATTGCATCTTTAGGGCTGTCAAATTTAATAATGTCGTATTTATCGTCTGTGTATTTAGTTCCTTTACCTCTGTAATCATCTTCTTTGCGATAAATACTAGGTGCATCACTAAATACAATTGAAGATTCTGGAATTACTGGGGCATTAGTTGGGTCTGCTTCTTTTTGAGAAAAACCATCAACAGAGTCTGGATCAGAAATAAATGCTTTTAGACCTTCACCAGATTTAACTGGTACTGAAGCAACTTTTCCTTTACCAACTTCAATATCAACAAGCTGAGGAGAAAACATGTTCTGATTAAGGACAACACCTGAGTGGCTTCGTGTTGTTCCATCGTTTCTACGAACATAAGTTCTAAAACCATCTGTGGAGCGCTTCTTAAGAGAGCCAAACATATCGATCCAGCGCTCGAAGCGGTCTGAAAGCTGTACAGCTTCACGAGCACGACGGGCTGCAGCAGAGTTCTTACCTGCGTAAGGGTTTGCAGCAGCTGTAAGAGTCTCAAGAGGTAGTTCTGATGTTGGAATGTTCTCTAAACGAGTTAAAGCGTATTTGTACTCTGCAGAATCTGTTGGAGCAGACATAGCAGAAGCAACAAGTGATTTTACGTCATCATTTTTGATTCTTGGGTCATCTGTATACCAACGAATCTTTGCTTGAACTAATGCAGACGCTGATAATGCATGAATTTTTGTAGATCTTGGATGAGAAATTGGAAGAAGATCTGTGTGGTCTGCCATAAGACCAATAATTTTGTTGTGCTTGGCAAGTGAAATATAGTTTGAAAGATCAGTAATGGCTTTATGCTTGCGAATAGAGAAAGGAAGTCCACGGGATTGGCTAAGAGAACGTGCAATTACTTTGTAAGCAGCTTTGCGATTAACTCTACGAGATCCTACAGAAAATTCGTTGGCTTTATCAACAAGCTCAATTACTTCACGACGAATAAGTCGAGCTTGCTCACGGGTAGATAAGGATCTTTGATTAAAAATCATTTTTACTCTTCCTCGTCAATAGGAAGTAGGTCTGCATCTAGGCTTTCTTCACCTAGAGATGCTAGAAGAGCTGCTCTCTTGAATGGATCCTCTCCATTACGGACTGCACGAAGCCAAGATGCACGAATTGCATGCTCTGCTTCATATCCTAAATTTGAATACTCTGTTAGAGCAAGGATTGCATCTTCTGGATTTGGATAATCTTCTGAATTACCGATACCTGCTTCTAATTCTTGCTGGTAGCTCCATTGTTCTGAAAGTTCTGCGAGCTCTTGTTCTGACTGGATGTTATTTCCAAGCTTTTCACCTTCGAGAACTCCGACATCAACGACGCCATCTGGAATAACCGCGAAACGACACTTACCTTCGTCTTCGACTTCCATGTCGATGATTCTGCACGAGCCGTTACCCAGTCATTCCTGGTCTGTGCGAAACAGAATATGCTCCTGCACCACGACGATAAACGGCTTTTAACATTCCTAGAGTTGCACGACGTCCCTTTGAAGCTTTTTCATTGTGCTTTGCAACTTTTTCACGAAGAGACTTCTCTACTGATGCTGAAAAATTAATTTTGCGAGATCCAGATGCTGAACCTTTTTTATTTTTGCTTGATCCCTTAATGCGATCTTTTTTTGGAGCTGGAGTTTGAGAGATTGTGCGCTTTTTCTTTGCTGCAGCTGTCACAGGACCACCAGCAACCCAAGCGCGGCATGTACGAGCTGATGCACATTTAAAATCAAATGCTTCGCAGTATCCAAGCTCCCCAGCTGCATCGATTGAATCAAATTCATCTGAGTTATCTGTTAAACCAGTCTCAATACAAGAAAGCATTTCTGGTGTTTGGATAAATACAGCGCAGTTGCCACAAGTTTGCTTCTTAGCAGTCTCTGAATCAACGCCCCACTCAGAACCAAGTGCAGTCCAATACTCTTCGTTTGGTTCTGCAGGGTTAAGCGGTCCATACATTGCTGTATCGATTGCGTTCTTACGATTTTTAAGATTAAGTGCAATATCCTGCGTTGCGGGAGGACAAGTTTCTTCAGCCATTTACTGCTGAGCCTCCTCTGTGTTTTCGGCTGGTGCTTCTGATGCAATACCTGCTGCTTCAGCCCCTGCTGCTGCTTGCTGAAGTGCTTGTTCTACCTCTGGAGGTAGTGGAGCGACAGATGCTGCTTGCTGTGCACCACGGATCTTGTTAATCACCTCTGGTGCAATAGCTCCAAGCATTGCTTCTGTAAATTCTGGTGTGATTGCACCCTTTTCTTGTAGAAGTCGAACTGCGACTTCTGTAGGAGTTGGTGCATCTTGGTCTGAGAAGCCATGAGCACGACGCCATGAGTCTGCAGAGACTGCCATACGGTCATAACCAGCGTCTGCATCTGCAGCACGGTCATTGCGAGTTGCAATTGCTGATGGGTCATACCAAACAACAATGCGATTTACTTGTGACTCTTCAAAACCGTTTGCAAGAAGGTATGGACGAAGATAGACAACAGTTAATGCATCTGCAATAAGCAACATAAGTGGCTCGATGTGTGCCTTGTATAAAGATTCGTCAATTTGCAGTGCGTTTGAGTATTTAACATTTGCAAGACCTGTCACAACATCCTTTGGAACATCTAGTCCTTGAAGGATACGCTCTAATACACGATCAGCACGTTGTGCAAGTGCTGGATCAAATGAACGCTCAAACTTAAACTGCTTAATCTTGTCGCCAAGCTCTGCAGGGCCTCTAATAATAAGTGGGACAACTGCTGATGCGGACTCCTCATCACGAATTGGAGTCGTCATCGCATCCATTAGCTGTTCTTCGAATTCGTCCTCTGCTTCTTCAGCAGTAAACCCTGCACCGATACCATCCTCAGAATCGTAGGGGTAGTCTGCATCGCCTTGCGACGCGACGGAAAGACCATCTGGTAAGTAAAGCGCACCAGCATTGAGACGAGAGCGAGCAGTCGCACGGAATGTCCTATTCAGTAGAAGTAGTTCGGCGCAAAGATCAAGCAAACCTCTTAGCGATGAATCTGCTTCATCCGAAAATCTTGGATGCGAACGCCAAATGCGTCCAATAAATGCATTCTTACCTAATTTTGTATTTGCAGTAGCGCCTTGTGAAGAAGTTGATTGTTCACGACGACCAATAACATTAAAACCACCGCGAACATCTGCAGTTACTTCATCAACAGAGCGAATATCCCAAGACTCAGGAAGGTTATTTCCTGGGCGAGCTGGCATTTGAACCAAGTAGCATTCTCCTGCAACCGCCAAATTAAGTGCTGCATCTTTAAGAAGCCCTGCTTGTCCACCATATGCTGAGTTTAATCTAGATAAAGCACGTTCAGCTGCATTTGCAAGTCTTTGGTCAACAATGTTTGAATTTCTTACAGATACTGGTTGCTCAGATGGATCATCAATTGCTGCTGCATAAATACGAATGCGTGAAACAACAGATGCAACTAGATTAAATGCATACTTGATTTCACCGATAGCGTCGTAGTATTCCCAAGCTTCTGCTTGCCATGCGCTAGAACCAGCAGCACGACGAATTCTAAATTGTTCGAACTCTCCCTTATCATTTATCTTTATTTGAGCTGCTGCAGCTGTAAGAGATCTAGGTGCAGAGTAAGGGACAGCTTTTGCATTGTTGCTGAAAACAGAAACGATTGAAGATGTTGTAGCTGGAGCTTGAACTATCTGTGTAGAACGAGAAAAAGTTGATCTAGTTCTTTTGCGTGAAGACTTTTTTGGTTGAGGAGATGACTGTTCTGGATTATCGTTGGTAAAGATACCCATTAGAACTCCTTGTCATCTTCAACGGAATATGAAGTATTACTTGTCTTCATACGCAGTTAATAAACCAGCCACAGCTGATACAGCATAAATTATAGCAATGATAGAAGTTACTGATGGAACGATTAGGAAGGCTCCAACAAAGGCCGAAGCGATCCAAAAGCTAAAGCACCATTCGCAAGTTGATAGGTAGCCTAGATAGGTAGACTCTGGAGGGAACTTTTTCCAGAAAAAGTTACGAAAAGGAGCGGTGATCATGTCTCTGGTGAAAAGACGAGTTACTCGATAGGTTGCTAGACCTAAAATGATAAACTGTAAAAGTGTTATATCTTTCATTCTGTTGGATCCTGACTTGAGTAAACGGAACTGTTTTGACCGTATGGGTTCCAAGCTCTCAACCGTGAGCCACAACCGCAATTTGAGTCTTTGATAAAGGCTACTACCTTTCCAGTCTCTGTAAGGACAGCGTTGAGTTTCCCATCAACGTGTCGTTCTGTGAATTTCTCTCTAAAGGCAATTTGTACACCTGCTGGGGTGTCAGTAGCTATCAAAACTTGATCGCCTTTAAGAACTATTCTGACTCTGTCTATCTTTCGAGTGCCTTCAGGTGAAGGTCCAGGAATTTTTATGTCCTCTACGGCTGCCGTATTGGGAGGGGTTATCCAAATTATTGCTGGGAAGACGTCAGTTTGGACTCTCACTACTTAAGATCTCCTTCTACATACTCTTCTGGGATATAAAAATCGCTCCAACCAAGTGTAACTGTTGCTAGAGGTAGATCTAGAAGTACTGGGGAGTTTCTAGAGGTGTTTTCTAGCACCTTAAAAAACTCTTCTGAGCTTTTGACTTGTTTAGCCTCTTTGAAAGCCGAGTTGGTCATTAGATTTTTAATTGGGAAAGCCATAGGATAGCGAGAGTTAGGGCTTGTCATAGTCTCAAGCTGGCGCGATTGAGGTCGCTTGGTCTTCTTAGGGTTCTTCCAAACGATTACAGCAAGGTCGCTCTCACTGTAGGTGCCATTCTTTGTTTTATAGCTTCTAATCACTGGCTAAGCCTCCTTGCCATAGCTCGGTAGGTAACTCCTGCAGCTTCTGCTATAGCGGCTGTAGGGACCCCACGAGCCCTTAACTGCTGGGCTAGGTAGGTCAACTCACGATTTGCTTCTGCTAGAGGGCTATCGTGGCGAGTTTTGGCTCTGTAGCGCTTTGAGAGCTCAGACAACTCCCTGAGACGTGGTCTTATCTCGGGAGGGACGCCCGGAGAAATGGACCTCAAACGAGGAGCATTCTTGGTGGGCACAGAGGTGGTTAAAGATTTGGGTGCAGGAGATGGGATTGGTCTCGAGAGCTTGAGGTCTTGTGCCCGTTTAACCCAGAAGTGGATTGTGGTCTTGGGGCGAGGGGGAGAAAAAGACGCCCCAATAATTGCAAGGGACCAGCCAGCTTTCCAAAGAGCACGGAGGCGAGATTCCATCTCAACTCGTGTAAGTGTAGAGAGGTAGTGCATCTCTTCCACTGGAAGTTTGAGTTGATTGGTCATGTAGATAATTGTACGGCAGTACGAAGAAGATGAATTTAAAGGAGGACAGTAGATCTTGTACGATGATGACGAAAATATGAACCTTTCCATATTTTGATTTTGACCCCGGAGAAGGGTACGGTATGTTTTTGGCTTTTTCAAAAATCGTTCCGGGGTATTTTTTCTTGCGGTTCCGCATATTTTTTACCCCCCGTATTCCGCTTTAACTGATCCAAAAAATATCTACGACTATTCCTAATGCCACCTAATTATTATTATTTATTTGTATAAAAAATGCAGAAAAATCTACAAACTAAAGATCTCTTTATTATAAAAAATATTTATAAATAAAATATAGATAATAAAAACTTAGTCATGACTAACACATATAGTCTTGAACTTATATAGAAAGATCAACAAACTAAGTTGTTACTTTTGAGTAAGTTACTCAAAGCTTTCTTCAAGTAACTTATAACTTGAGACTATAAAAAAATCTAGAAAGAATCTAACTATTCATGTCAAGGCTATGACAAAAAATCTACACGACACGACTTGCAAAAGTGCAGACAAGTCTTATAGACTTATCTTGCTGATCAGGGAGATCAGGGAAACTAAACTAGGGAGAAGCAAATGGTTTCATATGGAGTTCATATAGTCGCAGGTGGAGTTCCTTACAACTTCCATGTAGACACAACCGCAGGTGTTAAAGAATTAATTGAAGGTTCAACAGATATAACCGCATTAGTTATTCATGAAGAGTTCCTAAGTTCTTACCGCAAACTATCCGATACAGAGATCCTTCATAGAATCTTTTTAGATAACACCGCAAGAACTTTAGAAGAGAAAGCACTACCGAGACTGTTACAGGTTGCCTCCTAACCCCTAACGGCAAAAGACCCCCTACCCCCTAGGGGGTTTTTTGTTACCTAAAACACACGGCACTAATACTTGCAAAAGTGCAGGGAAGTAGGTTACTATTTTCTTAGCGGTAAACAACCAACCAAAAACCGCACTAGGGAGAAACAAAAATGGAAATCACAATCACAATAGATGAGCAAGAATTATGGTCTTCAGTATTCGGTTCTGCTTTTGAAAGTTTCGGAACTCACTGGGACGAAGTTGAATACTTGGACGGCACTGACTGGGACAAGATCGGCAAGGTTCGTTTAGTTGCTATTGACGAAGTGACTGAAGAAAGAACTGAAAAGATTATCGGAATTGAAGAACTCGGCAAGGCTCTTCCTATTGCCAATAATCAAGTAAGCATGGATCTATTTAACTTCGACAACTATGACGCTATTTGCGGTGACGCAGTTCTTCAAGTTGCGGTGTTAGGTGAAGTCATTTACGGATAACCCCTAGAAAGCAAAAAGCCCCCTACCAAAAGGCAGGGGGTTTTTTGTTGTAATACTTTAAGGCTTAACACCTACATTAGTGCCAGCGAATAAATACGCCAACACCTCTTCATCAAAGCAACCGCACTCTTCTAAGCCTTTAGACTTTCTATAAGCGTTTATTGCTTCTACTGCTCCATCACCTAAACGACCAAACTTGTCGTTCATGCAACTGCTAAAGCCAAGTTCAACTAGTCTTAGCTGAACTGTCTTTACGCTTTCTGAATTGCCTTCATAAGCATTGACCTTCAAAGCAGACATGAAAACGATCTTGTCGCCTTCGGTATTCAACTTCGGTGCTTTGCTTTCTTTATTTGGCTCTTCGGCTTTCATTGTTGAACCATGTTCTGCTCTGTTCATGTCGGGTACGACTGGGGCAGGGGCAGGAACTACTGGCTCTACTGAACCAAGTAAAGGCTTCAACTCTTCTTGCTCGCTCATTTACTTTACCTCTCCAGGGAATCTGCTAAGCCATTCTTTGAACTTAGCAAAATGTTTTCCACTGGTACTAGTATAAGCGTCTTTGCCTATATGCCATGAACTCCAGTTCTCTCCACCATTGCTCATATGGAAAGCGATCTGAACATTAGTTACGGGATTGAATAGGTCTGCGTTATGGTCTAATTCAAACTTCTCCCTACGATCTTCTCCCAAACTACTTATCATGTTGATTTGAAAGATACCGTAGGAATTGTCTCCAGTTAGGGTATTGCCATTAAAAGCAAGGGGTCTGCCATTACTTTCCTTCTTGGCTATAGCCCAAGCCTCTTTTAGATCTTGACCTGTAAAGCCTACGACCTGAAGAAGTTCTACCAATTCTTTGTCGGTAAGACTGGTCTTGTTTTCAAAATAAGAAAGAGGGCGAAGCTTTGGCTTCTTGACTTCCTTCTTCTCTACTGCGAGCGCCTGTTGCGCTGATAAATCTGTAGTTGCCACTTGCTTTGGTGCGACAACCTCTTGTTCTTTCTCTACTGCTACAGCAACTGCTCCTGAACTAACTACTATCAGTAAAGATAGAATAGCCAGTAGGTTCTCTGCCTTTCGCTTTGGAGAATAGTTCATTCGGTTTTTCCTTTGTTAGGGTACAGGGACAAGGTTGCTTGACTTAGCCAACCCGACCATCGCCTCTTAGGGGATAGCCTTACTTCAAGTGTCTAATTCGTATATCTCCTTGTGTCACTTGGGTTCTTACTTGATTACAACCATAGCATAAATGCAGGGAAGTCCAGCAGTCAAGTCGTATTGAGCGTGTGTCTCAAAAAAACTTTTTACGCATAAAAATCTAGATCGACGTGCTAAAACCCCTAAAAACCTAAAATGCCTCAAAAAAGTTGCAGAGAAGTGGCTTTTACCCCACTTCTCTATAATGCAACCTCTATCGTCTTTCTCTTGATGAAAGCAAGGCTGATGTCACGGCAGACAACCCGAACCCAAGAGTTAGGGTCTCCTGATTCATAAACGCTGAGACAACGCTTGCCAGTCCTAGGGCTAGGGCTACTACTGCAGTCCAAACTATGTTTTCCAGTTTCATCTTTTCTTCGTTACCTTCTTTCCACCTCTAGGGTCTGTTCGACCCTTGACCCTTGTTGAAGGGTCTCTGGTTATTGCTCCATTGAGATTTATTGCCTTTCTAGCAGTTCTATAAGAAACCCCTAGTTCTTCGGCAACTGTCTCAATAGCCAATCCTTCTTGATATAGTCGAATCGCTTCTTCTGAAATCTGTACGACCTTCACGAACTAAATCCTTTCCTTTCTGTTGATTTTATCTAATTGTGCTTCTAGTTCAATGATTCTTCGATTCTTGATTCTAATGACCTGCTCTAGTTCCATTGAACGGCGCAGTCCTACAACCATTACGAAACAAGCTCCTGCGAGCGCGATAGTGATTCCAATAATCGTTCCAGTATCAAAGTACATTTTTTACCCCCCTTCTATATATGCTCATCACCTAATACTCCTTGGGTCTACCTGTTTTGTTCCTTGGCAAAACCCACACTCTTCGGCATGGGCATAACCCAACGCTCCAACTAGATTAGATACTCCGCACGACCTCATCAAAAGACATGCGAACTCTTGGTCTGATAACCCTGCTTGTGGATCTAATACTTCTTCGCTCATGCTTCCACTTCTCTCTGAACTGAATTGACTGTCTCTTCGGGCTTGACTCCCAAGTCCACCATTTTTCGCATGACTTCTGCGTCTCCCTTATTTCCAACGATACGACCCTGACTCTTCCAAGTGAAAGGGGTTGTTTGCCCAACTGGCATAACGAATAAGTGATACTGATTAGCGGTATCGACTAGATACTCTTCGGGTGGAAAAATCTCTAGCCCTTCTCGCTCGCTTCCAGCCAGTTCATTTTTGATTCTCTGAAAGTGTCTCCAGTCTCGAATTGCTTTTCTGTCGATATGTCGAATACTCAAATGGATAGCGCCTTCGTGTGTTCCCTGAAGATACTTTCTAATCACTACATAAAATCTGTTCTGCCACATTGTTTCGTGTTCGCCAAGTTCTCCACCGATAGCCTCGACTTCTACGAACGGCGTCCATGTCGGCGCAGTTGCTCCCTTTTTCTTACTCATACCAAGACCCCCTCTAGTCCTTCGTCATTTCCAAAATCACTAGCACTTACAACATCTAACCAATAACGGAACGCTTCTATTAGAACCTCATCAACTCTTACTTCTGTTTTTACCCCACTCTTATATATAGACACAGGGTAAAACTCTTCGCACTCTTCGCAGAACCACCCTTGAGCGCAACCGCACTCTCTTAGGTCAAACTTTTCTTCTAATAAATAATTGTTCATGGATAAATCAAGTCCTTACAAAATTGAGACATCTGCTCTACATCTACTCGACACTCGGCAGGTGTTGTCGCATAGTTAGCAAGACCGAACGCCACAAGGAAGGCGAGCGCAATAGCCCAACCAATAACCAAGCGACCTCTGCGTGTAAGGCGTGAGTTAGTCTTTCGCTCTACCCAAGTAAATACTGCTTCCATTTGTTTCCCTTTCCCTAGTGAGATAACTCTATCTTACTTCCCTGCTTTTTTCTACTTTCCTGCTTTTTATCTTCCAGCGTGTCGCTTCGCTTCTGCGAGCAACTGCTCGAAACTTCTAGCGTCTCCACCACCTACAAACTCGGTGCGTGTATCAACTAGGCGAGCCATACGCTTCTTAGGGCGTGGCTTTCCAGCGTGCTTGATACGACTAAGTGTTCCCACTATTGCGCTATCTGGTAAAAACTTCATACCTGAATAATAACTTACTTCCCTGACATTTTCAAGTCCAAACCTAAGTTTTCATTTCCGGGTACTAAAGGTCCTGGAAAACTTTTTGCGATAAATACAAAGGGGGTAAAAAATAAAGGGGAGCTTTCGCTCCCCCTTATCTTTTATAACCTTACGCTACTGATACCCACTTCACGGCAGTTCTTAGCAAGTTGTCGTAATCTCCCGACATACTTTCATCAACATAAGTATCTATTTCTTCGCTAGATACTCCTGCTTCTTTCATAGCCAGACAAACTCTAGCCATAATCGCTACGGCATTTCCATCTTCTCCAGTAAGTTGAACTTTCACTTCTGGATACTTAGGTGCGTCTATTCCTGCAAAAGCCATTTGGTTCCCTCCTTTCCCTAGTGAGATAAGCCTAAACTACTTCCCTGACTTTTACAACACGCCACGCAAATACTTTATTTCATCAGACTTCTAGAATAGACTTATGCCAAGCCAAGAGAAAGGGACTCACAATGGCAACACGAACAAAGCAAGTAATGATTTGGATAAACTGCTACCTCTGCGGAGAAAAGTTCCAAATACGCCAAAGAGATTATTACCGAAACCTAATCTGCTCAGACTGTCCGAAACATAAATAGTAAGAGGGTAAAACCTCTAATCGGCGTATTGTGTCTGTAAATAGATAGGCTCGCCTGACTGTTTATCAAACTTACAAGATACGGCGAGCGCACTTTTTAAACTACTTCTAGCATTTGTAAGAGTTCTTTTCTTTCCTTCTGCTAACGCATTAAGCGCACCCAAAGCATACGGCGCACCTGAACCAATAGAATAAACTCCCAGTTCGTCGTGACACCAAGAATAATCCTCGCCTATCTCATAAATAGTTCCATTAACTATCGCCATTATCTGAGAGTCTTGTTCGCCATCTTTTGAATAAGAGTTCTCTTCAAAACATTTTTTTAGTTCTGGGATAAAGTGTGTAGTAATAAACTTATCTAACTTCACGCCTCTTGTTGTAGCACTACAAATCGGTGGCTTGAAAACATGAGCCAAAAGATTTATTGCTCTCATGTCGCCAGCCGCACCTAAAAGATACGAACCATTCTTTACTATTTTTCCATTATCTTTTGGCAAGGTATAAGCCCTGCCATCTTCTTCTGAAACTCTAGAGTCGTAGCCAACAACAGCCCAGCCCTCACCCTGAACGGCAGCTATTGTTGTCACTTCTTTTTTCCTTACTGATTTTTAGTAGTAGTTAGAGTCATTCCAAAGTTCATCACGCAAAGCGTACTCGTATCTTTCCCCTGAATAAGAGTTTTTCTTACCTATGTCTTCACTTTCTATTAAAGTGTCTAAAGAAAGAACGGCGGTACATTCTTCCTCTTCAAACATTATTACAAGTTTTGTATCTCCATCGGCAGGGTCATCAACAATTGCAACTATGAAAGGCGCACCACCACCATTAGCGTGATAATACTTTTGAACAATTTCCATGACTTTAAGGATAACGGCACTAGACTTACCTGATTTTTTACCCCTCTTCTATATATCGTGACAAAGAAAAACCCCGCCTTTCGGCGGGGCTTCCTTTAGTCCCAAAGGTCTTCGAGCCTATCGGGCTCATTAGGGTCTCCCATTTCTTCTTGCTCTTTCTCAAAAGTCCAAGAGTGTCCGCACTCGCACTTTACTTCTGAGGATACATTTCCCCAATCGTCGGTGCTGAAATCTTCTTCCCAAGCCTTACCGCACTCTTCACACTCGACTTCAAGAGTTACATCTACAGAGTCAATCCCTGACCCCTTCATGCTTCCTTCGTATGACATTTACTTTCCTTTCCCTAGGTACTCGGTAGGGCGTCGTATTGTTTCGGGCTTGTACTGAGCCTTTCGTTTGACCAGCGACTGCCCCCTACCAAGTAACTTAATTCTAAACTACTTACCTGACATTTGCAAGGGAGACACTTCACCCACGCTAGGGATGCATGGGTAAAGTGCGGTGAGTAGGGTATCTCACCTCAACGGGGAGCGCATGAAAGGGATTTAGCGCTACGACCCGGTGATAATATTCTAGCAGTTTTGATAGTGAGTACAAAAATTTTTACCCCCGGCTTGCAAAACAATCGGGGCACTCGACTTCACGCATTGAGCCAGCTACCTCTGAACGAACCTTTCCCTCTCCATAACAAGTCTCGCAATTAGGATCTCCCTCATCAAGCACGCCAATATGGTTACTAACTGCTTGTACATCCCAACCATAATGCTCTTTCATGACTCGCCCGGCGGCACGCAAGCAAGCATCCTCATACACTTCGCCATCCTTCACTTCTGATTCAGGAACGGCAACGCTCACAATCATTGAAAAGTAATCTCCAATAAAGATTACATTTTTTATATTTGATAATTCATCCATTTTTACCCCTCTTCTATATATGCCAACAATAACACGAAAGCCCTACCTTTCGGCAGGGCTTCTCGCGTCCGTAGCCTTTCTAGTCTTCTTCACCCTTGACTAGGGTAAATAAGAAACTCGCTCCTGTAGGTTCGTCATGAGAGTATCTGCGAGCGCTGAAACTCTTTCCACTAAACTCGACCTCGATACGAAAATCTCCTCTGAGGGTTAGAGCCTTCAAAGTCTTATCTATCGGCACGACTCCACTTCCCATATCTCTAGTCCAGCCCATACCGCGACCATCTATCCGCACTAAATCCCAATTCACGCCAACCTGCTTACGCCATTCATAGATAGTGTCGTAAAAAATACTTTCACTATCGTCCCAACAACCCATACAACCATTTGCATTTTCTAATGTCCCACTAGTGCAATCGTCGCATTGTTGCCCTGCTTCTCCACCCATATAACCGATACCGCACTTATTACAGTCAAAGCATTGGCAATCGCTGTTTAATGAAAAAGATATTTTCCCTGCCTGTACTTCTATTGCGCTCATCGTTTTCCTTTCCCTAGTTTTCGACGGCAAGCAAACTCTATCATAGATTATTATTTCCCGGCTAGCTTCCGATGCATTTCACCCGGAAAATACTTTCTCTCTTCCTGCCGACGCTTAATCCCTAGCCTTTTTACCCCCCTTCTATATATCGCCGTATTTAGTAAGGGGATAAAAAAATCCCCCGCCTTTCGACGGGGGACTCTCTCACTTCTCTTATTGATACATCGGGTCTAGTAAATAAGCCGTTGGAATTACCGCCTTGTTATAGGCGAGCCACTTCTGAACCTGCTCCTCGGTAAGCCCAAGAGTTTCACCCTCATCATCTGCGCCACCTGTAATGATTACACTTCCGAGAATTGGATTACTTGCCTCGAAAGTTTCCTGATAGATAGCCGAAGCCATTAGGTTTAACTCTCGGCGTTCTGCTATTCCATTTTCGTTACACCACATATCGGTATCCTCTGCCAACCGAACGCACTCAATCATCCCCTCAACTGCGTTCGATAGAGTTTTGTAAGAGTCACCAATAGTGAAAGTGACAACCTCTTTTGAGCCATTTGGCTTAATGATTACTGCCTTACCTTGTGTCATTTTTCCCTAGTTTCTCTAGCGTGTTTCGCTAGTGAGATAATTCTATTCTAGTTTCCTGACATTTTCAACAACACGCAGAAAAAAAATCCCCCACCTTTCGGTGAGGGACTTCTTTTATTTTTCTACTTCCTCAAGAAGTTCGGCGAGTATTTTTTCTAACTCTGGCGCAACTGCGTCGAGCTTTTCCTGTAACTCTTTTCCCACTTGGATTATCTCCTTTCCCTAGTGAGACGAGTTTATTCTAGTTTCCTGACTTTTTCAAATACTCGGTGCTAATTCAGCAAGTTCGTGTTTTTTTATTTCTGTTTCTTTATACTCGATAGTCATAATGGAAGTGAGGGTAATTTTTATTTCATAACTCTTTCCATTTTTTACCCCTCTCCTATTTATGCTCTCCTTCCTAGTCTCCGTAATAACCATAATCCTCATCCGTTCCCCAACCTGCGCTCGCTAGCGTGTCTGCGTCCGCTTGTGCGTCCGTCATCTCCATTGGGTCTGTAATGGCGCAGTTATCGCACTCACCGATACAACACGCACACCCGCTCTCGTATTCGTGTTCGCAACACTCACGCAACTCCTCGCCGTTCATTAGATAAATCTCCCGTCTTGGTGGTCGAACCAATAACTTTCGTTCCGGGTGCTTGCTGGTGCTTCACAATCGTGCCCATACTTCGCTTCTTGTAAATCCGTTTCATTAGACAGGTCGAATACTCGCCCGCACTCTACGCAACTGGCTTTCATTTTTTCCCTTTCCCTAGCCGTTCGGTGGTATCTATTCTATAACGCTTCCCTGCTCTTTCACAACACCTTGCCGTGCCGTTTCTTTTTTACCCCACTCCTATTTATCGCTATACATAGAAAGGGGGTAAAAAGAAAACCCCCCGCTTTCACGGGGGGCTCTCACTTCTGCTTATCCCTCTATGCCGAAGTCTTGGCAGACCGCCATAACTGCGTCATCTAAGTCTGTGATAAGCATTTCTATTTCGTTATCGGTCATTC